AACATATGGTTAGTATTGAAACTACATCAAAGCATAAGCCTGATGTTAAACTTCAAAACTCTGAATCACCTGTTGTTCGTACAAATCACGGACATATGTTCACCGATGCTGGATATACAAATGGTGAGAAATATCTAAGTTCAAAAATGAGAAAAATATCAGCAGAGAAATCAGTTGATAAAGTAGAAGATTGGAAAGAAATAGCACAGGCTATGAGAAAGGAATACTTTCCAAAAAAACCGGCTCTTAATATGAAAAGAGATACGGAAGAAATGTCTACATCATCTCAAACTGTAATGAATCTGACAGACCGTATATTACAAATAACCTACTTTAAAGGTAAGGTAGATGAATTCAAAGGTATTAATAGACAATTGCCTGAAGGATATCAACCAAAGATTACAATTGAAGTAATCCCAGTTTAATTTCAACATTTTAATAGAACCATATTTATATACATACAAAATGTAAATATATTAATATGTCAACAGAATTTGAATTATTCAAAGGTAAATCATTAAGTGGTCTTTTTGAGGACATCTATAACAACCAAGTTTCTAAAAAAACAAAGATTAGTGCTCTAATTGAGGAACTAAAGAAAATGGTTAGACATGCAGGTGATATGGGAACTTTAGGTCCTGTAATTGGTGGATTAATTGATAGCTCAGTTAGGAACGATGACCAATTGGTTAAGTTAGCAACAATAGCAACTAAACTTGTTGCCGCTGATAAAAAGACAGAAGGACAAGAAGGATTCTTATCCGCATTTGAAAAGGAACAATTACTTAGAGATTTAGAAGATACAAAGCAAGAAGTTGAAAGAGTAGATGATTTAGAATTTGAATTAGATGAACTAAAGAAAAAAATGAAATAATATGGGAGATATAATGTCACCGCAAATAGCATCTTCAAATAATTTAAATTCAAATTATGAAAATGCGGATAAATTTAAAACGGATATTGGTATTGTCTATGATGTTATTTTAGATGAAACTGGTGAAAGTAAAGATATTCAAACAATTGGAGCTGTTAAATTTAGATTTAATAATGATACAATTACTCCAAGCAATTCTTTACAATACGCTCTGCCGTATGATAAAAATTGTGTTACATTACCTGTAAAAAATGAACAAGTTCATATAATAAAAAATGGATTAGGGTATTATTATCAAAGAATACAGCCAGATGAAACGCCTAATAACAGTGCATTTATAAATCAAATATCTTTTAAATTTGAAAATACTAAAAATTCAAATCCATTAGATAATAATAGTATTGAAAAATATAGAAAAATTGGAGTACATAAAACGCCAGTATCAAATAAATCAGTATCAAATGACTTTAATAAATTTGGAAATTATTTTACTTTAACAAATGGTATTCATAAAATAAAATTATACGAAGGTGATACTACAATACAATCTAGATTTGGACAATCTTTAAGATTTTCAGCATACAATAATAATAAAAATATATTTTCTCCAACAATAATATTAAGAAACGGAGAATCTTCTTTAAATCAATCTAAAAATATTAATTCAACTGTAGAGGAAGATATTAATAAAGATGGTAGTATTTTAGTAATGGCATCTAATCAATATCAATTACCATTCTCAAGTACAAATATCACTAAACCAGATTCATTTACTGATTATCCTGATAAATTAACTGGAGACCAAATACTTTTAAATTCTGGTAGATTAATATTTTCTGCAAAAAGTGGAGAACTTATATTTCATTCAAAAAAGAATTACGGATTTATATCGGATGGTGGTATGTCAATTGATAATAAAGGTGGTATTGATGTTAGTGTTAATGATAATATTAATATTGATACAAATGGTAGGGATGTTTTATTTAAAACAGGAAATGGTGCAATATTTTTAGGTGATAATAATTTAGAACCATTAGTAAAAGGAAATGAATTGAAAAAAATATTTGAAGAACTTATAATAGCTATTCTTTCTCAAACATTTAAAACACCATCTGGACCAACTGCAGTAGGGCCCGAAAATTATAATGATTTTATTGCAATAAGTGATAAATTAGCAAATATGATGAGTAAAACAAATCAAACATCTTAATATGGATAATTTAACAAATATAGCTCAAGGAGCAGTATCATCTGCAACCAATTTAGCACAGGGTGCGGTATCATCTGCAACTAATTTAGCAAAAGGAGCACTTAGTTCAATTCCCGGTGCAGGTAGTGTAGATGCTGTTAGAAATGCATTAAAGGGATTAGAAAATGGAGCAGTTGACCCTAAAGCTTTATTAGCTAGTTTAAAATCAAAACTACCAATACCTCCAAATCTTCCTGAAATTCCTAAAAAACCAAATTTAAAAGTTTTAAAGTTTAAAGCAAAAGCGGCGTTGTTTCAACTAAAGCCTAAAAAAATGCCAAAAACTAAAAAAGAAAAAATATTAGAAAAGAAAAAATTAAAAGGATTTGCAAATCAATTAAATTCAGCAAAAGAATCAGTACTTAATGCAAAAAACCAAGCAGAAGCTCTTGCATCTAAAGCTAAAGGGTTGGCATCACAAGCGCAAGGTTTAGCATCACAAGCGCAAGGTTTGGCATCTAAAGCGCAAGGTTTGGCATCAAACGCACAGGGGGCAATATCAAATTTACAATCACAAGCATCAAACGTAGCTTCCAATATTACAAATAAAATAGCAGGATAATATGTCTTGGGAAATATTTAGAAAAAATATATTACAAATATCACTTAGACCTGAAAATATTGGTAATACTGATATAATTGCAAAAACATATGCTAGAGAATATGATTTAGCAGTTAGGCGAGGAGGTGATATTGTAAATAAAGTACCATTACAAAAAGGAAATGTTCAAGCTATGGAAGCTTATTTTAAAAAAGCTTTAGATAATGGTCTTAACTATAATGAAAAATATGATTTAGTTGGTGAAATGGGTAAAGGGGTTATTGCTTATTGGAGTACTAAACCAGCACCACCACTATTAATCCCACCAAATCCAAACCAACCACCACCGGGTGCAATAACAATGAATATTTTTCCAATACCATTAGTAACGATACAACAATTGATAAGTGGAGTTACTGCTAACATTGTAGTTTATTCAAATATAGTATCAAACCCCGGTAAATGGATAAAACCATTAGCTGCCATTAATATAAATAATAATCAATCCACAAATAACAATAGAATTACGGGAATTGGTGCAAATGCTACTACGGCAGACCCAATAGATACAAATACAAAAGAAAAAATATTATTTGTAGGAGATTCTCTATCAGCTATAATAAATGAAAAAGGACAGAATATTACTTGGACATATCCAACCTCTGTTAGAAAATCATTACCAAACGCAACTGTAGATGTATTAGCTATCCCAGCAAAACAAACAAGTTGGATGCTACAAAATCTACCATCTCAATTAGCAACTACAAAATATGATAGAGTTTATATATGGGGTGGTACTAATGATATGTTTTCTGGGGTTTCCTTTAAAGCGGCTTTAGGTAATATACAAAAAATGGTTGATTTGGCAATTTCAAATGGAGCTAAAGCATACGTTATAATTGGATATGATGTAAAAAATATGGATTACACTAGACTGAAAGTTACAAGATATTTGAAAGATATAAGCGAATATATTCCTTTAATAGAAAGATATAACGAATATCAACAACAAATGCCAACTACAATTCAAAATGCTAAATTTATAGGAATATTTGATCTTGGACCATTAACAATAGATGGTATTCACCCAAGCGCAGTACAGGCTAGACAAATTGCAAATATAATAATAAACGCTTTATAATGTCATATGTAGAACCAAATAGTAATCCAATATTATTAGTAGATGACTTTATACGATATGCAAAAGCTCATCTATTAACTGTATCTGGGCAGGCATCTGTTTTATCTACATACCAGCCACCATTACCACCTGCACCAAGTATATGTAGATGGACCGGTTATAAAATTCCAGATGAACTACCAACTCAACAAGATACTATATCAGGTAGAACAAATTTTCAATCCGATGCATTAGTTACACGTGATAGATTTACAGAAGAAGTGGATTTGGAACTTGAATACAGATCAAATTTTACACCAACTCAATATACTAGAGTAGATGGTAGTACCACTCCAAATACAGCAAATACACCTCAAACTAATTTTAAAGCTTCAAACGATGAAGCTAGAAAAACAGCAGAAGCGTATTTGGGTAGGTCTATGAGTGATGCTGAATGGAATAATTTAGTATCACTAACTAACGCTGAATCATCAACAAATCAAACTGAAAGAGGATGGGTTATGGGTATTATATTAAATAGAACTAGAGATAGTTTCACACCGGCTGGTTTCAAAAACGCAAAATATAAGTTTGCAAATTTAATTGATATTATATCACAACCATTCCAATTTCAACCGGTTACTGGTACGAGATTCAAACCCGGGCCTGTTCCAGCTTTCATAACTGGACCAAGTGCAGCTAGTGCTCAAGCTATATATGGGTCCACTACATTCTTAAAAGATGTACCTAGAGATTGGTATTATTTTACAGCAAATGGTGCAGATAACTATAAAGCAGGTACTAATATAAATTTCATGTATGCTCTCCGAGAAAGAACTAAGTTAAACCCACCAACAGCAAAAGTAATAGGAGGTACTATATTTGCAAAATAACAGGCAAATCTCAAAAATACTTTATTTAAATATTTATAAACATAACAAAACAAAGAATAGAATATTATGGACATGGATAAACTATTAGAAGCCATTCAAATTCTTATTAAAGAGGAGCTTAAAGAGCAATTACCTGCTTTAATTAAGGAAGGTGTGAAGGCTGAAATGAAAAAGATGCTATCTGAAACAAAAGTAGCAACAAAACCACAATCAAAGGGTATTTCAATGGCTAAGGCTATTTTAGAAGATGAACCAATCGTAGAATCGGTTCAACAAAAAGCCGCACCAACAAAGCAATACAGTAAAAACCCAATGATTAACCAAATCCTTAATGAAACCAGAGGTGGAATACCACAAGGAGATGGAGGGTTCAGAACAATGAATTTTGGACAAGGTGATATGGGTTCAATTGCAGGTAGAACGGCAGTAGCCGATAAAATGGGTTATGGTGATATGGCTAAAGGACCTTCTCCAACTGGATTGGGAGTAAATACTGGAGTAGCTGAAATAGATAAAGCATTGAATAGAGATTATTCGGAACTTGTAAAAAGATTTAAAAAGTAATAATGGCAGTAGTATTAGGAACATATATATTAAGTAATGGAAATGAACAAATCGATGATTATGCAATAGGATTAACATTGCCATTACAAATGTCAACTAATACTTTCAATCAATCATATGATAATTTATTACAATTAAAATCAAATGTAAAAAATTTACTTTTAACTAGAAAAGGGGAACGGGTTGCTCAACCAAATTTTGGTACTGATTTACATAAATTACTTTTTGAACCAAACGATGATAGTCTTGAAGGTAAAATATACCAAGCCGTTGAAAGTTCAATTAAATATTGGCTACCTCAATTGAGTATTGCGGATATATTTGTAGAAGCAACAGACGAAATGAAAAATGCAAATCAAGTAGGAGTTAGTATTACATTTATAGCTAATTACAATAACCAAGCTTTTACAGTAGATTTTAATATAAAGGGATAACATATGGCACTCAATAATACAAATACAAATTTTAAAAATAAAGGAAAGGATATAAAATATCTTAATAAAGATTTTAATCAATTTAAAGATAATTTAATTGAATTTGCAAAAACTTATTTTCCAAAAACATATAACGACTTTAGTGAAGCATCTCCAGGTACTATGTTTATTGAGATGGCATCTTATGTAGGTGACACTCTATCTTATTATGTAGATGATACATTTAAGCAATCATTAATGTTATATGCGGATGATATACAAAGTGTAATACCATTAGCAAGATATTTGGGATATAAGCCAAAAGTTACGGCGCCTGCTGTAACAAAACTATCTGTATATCAATTAGTACCATCAATCGGAGTTAGTGCAAATAATATGCCTGATTCAAAATATTATATTAGAATTAAGGCTGGAATGAAAGCTCGTTCGTCTGTAAATGGTATAAATTTTATAACAAAAGATGTTGTAGATTTTTCTGATGAAAATAACAGAGAAATAACAGTTTATGAAAGAGATAATACAACAGGAGAACCAACCTATTATCTTGTAAAAAAATATGTAGATGCTGGAGCAGGTACTATCGTTAATAAATCAGTTCAATTTGATGCATATTCACCATACCAAAGAATTGATTTACCTGAAACTAATATAATAGAAATATTAGATGTTAGAGATTCAAATAACAACAAATGGTATGAAGTTCCATATTTAGCACAAGAAATGGTGTTTATTGAACAACCAAATACTGAAGCAAATGATCCTGATTTATATCAATTTAAATCAACAATTCCATTTATACTAAAAACATTAAAAACATCAAGAAGATTTGTAACTAATGTAAATAGTGATAGAACTACAACTTTACAATTTGGTGGTGGTGATTCAACTTCATCTGATGAACAATTAATTCCAAATCTTAAAAATGTTGGATTAGGATTACCAAATTCTATTAGTAGATTAGAAGAATCATTTGACCCAACAAACTTCTTAAAAACAAAAACGTATGGCACTTCTCCAGCGAATACAACAATTGATGTTAAATATTTAATCGGAGGTGGTGTTATATCAAATGTACCGGTTAATTCAATAACTACAATAGATAGTATTGAATTTGATGAAGATACAAGTTACTTTAACACACAGCAATTGAGTTTATATATTAGAATGAAAGATTCAATTGCAATCGATAATGAAATCCCAGCAACAGGTGGTAGGAGTGGTGATAGCATAAATGAAATAAGAGAAAATGCATTGGCTAACTTTTCAGCACAAAATAGAGCAGTAACTGCAAAGGATTATCAAATTAGAGTATTATCAATGCCTTCAAAATTTGGAGCTATTGCAAAAGCTTACGCTGTTGCCGATGGTACATTGGATAACAATTCACCATCATCTATATTAGCATCTCCAAATCATTTGCAAGAATTTACTGATTTAGTTATGAGTTTTGTAAATAAACCAGATTCAGAAGAACCATCTCAAGCTATTGTTAAAGAACAAATTACAAAATTTTTAGTTGGTAAAACTTCTAACGAAAATGAAAAGAACAATCCATTTGCAATAAATTTATATCTTTTAGCATACGATTCAAATAATAATATAACAAATATTAATAGAGCAGTTAAAGAAAATCTTAAAACATATTTAAATGAATACAAAATATTAACAGATGGTGTTAATATGTTAGATGGATTTGTTATTAATATTGGAGTTGATTTTGAAATTATATGTTATCCAAATTACAATAAAAGTGAAATACTAATACAATGCATAACTTCATTAAAAGAATATTTTTTAATAGATAATATGACATTTAATCAAACTATTAATTTAAGTGAGATTGAATTGATGCTGGCAAATATAGAAGGTGTATCATCTGTACCAATGTTAAAAATAACAAATAAATGTGGTGGTAAGTATGCACCGCATTCGTATAATATAGATGCGGCAACGAAAGATAAGATTGTATATCCATCGTTAGACCCATCCGTTTTTGAAATAAAGTTTCCAGATTCAGATATAAAAGGTAGAGTAAGATAATGGCATACTATTTTTTAACAGCATCAAAAGATGCATCGGTATATCTTCAACAACCAAACCAAAATACTGGATTGGATGAGATATTAGAAATTAATAAAGTTTTTTATGGTAATATTAGAGATAAATCTAGAGCATTACTTAAATTTGATGTAGGGTATTTATCTGCTTCATTGGTAAACTCATCAATATCTATGAGCCAAGCTACTCTTATTTTAAAAGAAACTAAGAGTGAAGAACTTCCATTGGAATATACATTGTATGCATATCCTATTTCTCAAAGTTGGCAAATGGGCAATGGTACTAGATTTGATGAAATATCAACACAAGGAGTAACTTGGAATTATAGAGAAGGT